GATCCGTTAAAGGCGGTTCATTGTTCCCAACCGAAGCAAACCCACAGTATCCATACAATAAAGTTACAGAGACCTCCAGCGGCCATAGAATCGAACTGGATGATACTCCAGGCGAGGAACGGGTATCTGTCGTCCATACAGTAGGATCCGGTATGGAATTCCATGCAGATGGATTAGTCGTCTTGAATGCGCATGATAAGATGGTTCAGGTTGTCGGTGATGACTTTACTGTCTATGTCAGAGGTAATGGTGATATCACATATGAAGGTGACTTGAAAATGCACGTTACCGGTGATTACAAACTGAGAGTTGACAAAAACTTTATTCTGGAAGTAGATGGTAAGTACATTGAAACAATTGGCCAAGGTAAACATGAGACCGTTGAGGCTGATAAGATCAGTACCATCGTTGGAAACTTATCTGAGTCTATTACTAAAAACTCCAGTAGAATCTCACTGGAAAGCGCCAATATTATCACCAAGGGAGATTTGGCAGTATTAACAGATGGTAAAGCAGAATACGCTACGTCAGAGTCCACACACCTATCGTCTAAAACTAGAATCGATGTCGCAGCTCCTGAACTGAATGCAACCGCAGAAGACTTGGCTATCATCGCACCTGAGGGACAAATTGGTGGTATCAATATGATGTATACCGGTGACACTTATAAAGGCAGAGCTTTTGACGGTGACTTCTTTACTGGAATTTCAGCAGAAGCAGTAAAATCAGAAACAGCAGTTAACGCACAACAAGCTTTGACAGCCGCGGCCGCACCTGCAGCTGGAGGAACTGGAGCAACGTCTCCCACAGGTACTGTAGGAACGCCACAGTCCCTGACTTCTGCCACGTCTGCAATGGTCAAGGATACTCTAGAAAGATCCGACAAAGGCATTCTGAATGTAGACGTTGATCCAGATAATAAGATTTTACAAAATATCGATCTGAGAGAACTGGAAATACTCGGTGAAAACAAATCGACAACTTCAACTGCTAGCGCATATGATCTGGTGCCATAATGATTATTCGTAGAGACAGTATTACAGCCAGAGAGGCTCGTTCTAAATTAAGAGAACCCAATAACAGGCAAGATGATTTGTTCGTCTCGTTCTGTATTTCATTGGGAGTTCTTAATTCTAACTTTAAAACCACACAGCCGGGTGATATCAAGAGAATCATCAACTCTGAACCCAAAGCTAAATTTGGCACAAGACAGTTTGGCCAGGGTTCTGCGCCTAAGAGCAAATACAAAGAGAGCTTACAAATCTCCAGGGTTTTACCTGAGAAACAGTTCAACCCGATGAATAAGACTGATATTGGTTCAGGTACGAAACTCGGGAGAGGGATTCCTCTTGGTAGGTTTGTAGCTACGCAATCTCTTGCTCAAGCTACGTTAAATGATTTTCCCAATCTAGATGACAGAAAAAGATTGGCCCGTCATTACTATATGTTTGGTCTGATGATGACCGGCTTTATGAATCTAAGAGATCGATTCGGTACTGACTATTCCATCTCAGTGACCGAAGGTTTGTATTTGCCAGAAACAACCGAGACCTTAACATCCGGTGGAATCAAAGAGCTGGCTTCAAAAGGCAGAGCCTGCGTCTTTGAGGTTATTGATCAGGCAGGTAATAATGCTCCTGAGAAAACATTTGAGTTAGCCGCTTACTGGAAAGACAATCACTTGTTTAATAAGCTTATTATGAGCTATGATACAGTGGATCCGAGTGTAGACTTTACGGCTCAAATCGTAGTAACCATGCCTGAGATTGCTGAGAACTTTACTGGATCATTTGCTCGTAAAGTTTCAACCGAATTTAACTTTAAACTACTGATTGATAACGCTATAGCTGAATGTAGCGTATAAATAAATTTTAAATAAGGTAAAAAAGTACAATGGCAGTCAGACGTAGTTTTGCAATCGAAGATAAAAACATCAATAGTACTTCCACTATTGTTGCTAGCAAACCTGAAAATTATTCTGATATAGATCTAACGTTAGATACTAAACCGTCAGGAGATATTTTCAAGAAAACTGATGCTGCGGCCGTCAAACAGTCCATTCGTACTATTCTGTTAACTAACTATGGTGAGAAACCGTTCGACTTTTTCTTTGGTGCCAATCTAAACTCATATCTTTTTGAATTGAATGATCCTTCATATACAAAGGAGATTCAAAAAGATGTTAAGCTTGCGATTCAAAACTATGAGCCCAGAGCCGAAGTATTAGACGTTCAGGTTAATAATAATATAGATGCAAATGATTTAAAGATAACGGTACAATTTAGAATAATTTCTACAGAAGAGGTTGTTGTACTCACGACCTCTCTTACGAGGATTAAATAACGATGCCATCTACAACAAAGCAAACTATCCATACTAGCACACTGGATTTTAATAATCTAAAAACTAGTATGAAGAATTATCTGGCTGGTCAAACTGAGTTTGCTGACTTTGACTTTGACGGATCCGGACTTTCCGTATTAATGGATCTGCTTGCCTATAACTCACACAAAAACGCTTTGTTGGCAAACTTTGGTTTGAATGAGTCTTTCCTGTCGACAGCTCAGACAAGATCCAGTATGATCAACCATGCTTTGAACTTGGGTTATGTTCCCCGCTCTAAAACAGGTGCAAAGGCAACGGTTAATCTTTCGGTAAACCTGGCTAGTGTTTCTCCCAAGCCTTCAACAATTACGCTTCCACAGTTCTCCTCATTTACATCTGTAGTTGACGGCGTGTCCTATACCTTCTATACGTTAGATGAGTACATCGGTTATGATAGAACAGGTACAGGAATCTATACCTTTGAGGTAAAGTCAGGTGATAAAGACATTAGCATCTCTGAAGGTGTACTCAAGACCAGAAACTTCAGATGCGCCGATGCTCAAGAAAGACAAGTCTATGTAATTCCAGATAAAAACCTGGACTTGTCGACACTCGTTGTTACAGTTTTTGACTCTATCAGTTCCACCGAGTTTGAGATCTACGAGAGAAGCAGCGACATTAAAGAGTATAATGATGATACAAAACTATTCTTACCTGTAGAAACATACAATGGTTTTTATGAGATTAGTTTTAGTGATGGTCAGTCTACGGGTACAGCACCTGTACCAGGAAATATCATCAGAGCACAATACCTGGCGGCCAGTGGTGTGGCTGCAAACACAGCCAACGTATTTACTCCTACAAACCAGATTGAAGTAAACGCACAGTCCTATCCATTGATTGTTACAACCGTATCTAGAGCTGCTTTTGGTGCTGAGAAAGAATCAATCGAGTCTATCAGAAATAATGCACCTTTGAATCTGCTGACTGGTTCTAGACTGGTAACATCAAGTGATTACAGAACAATCATTCAGTCCAGAGTTCCTGGTATTAAATCAGTAAACGCTTGGGGAGGTGAGGATAACGTTCCTGCCAAATACGGTAAAGTAATGGTATCATTGATCTTTGAAGATGATGTTGAAACTACACAGAAGACTTTGATTCAAAATACTATTCGAGATGACATTACTGATAATCTATCGGTTATCTCTGTCGGAATGGAGTTTGTAGATCCAACATTTACATATGTTAATGTTACCACTGATATTAGATATGATGAATCTCTGACAAACAGAACTCCTCAGAGTTTGGAAAACGTAGTTAAAAGTAGAATTTCAGAATTTTTTACTAATAATCTAGGTAAATTCAATGATGTGTTTAGAAAATCTAAATTAACCACAGTTATTGATGATGCTGATCCTGCTATCTTATCTTCTGATGTAACTATTCAATTAGAGTCTAGATTTACTCCTATTGTGAATACTAATACAAGTCAAATCGTATCAGCAGACTATGAAATTTCTTATACTAATGAACTGGCTGAACCCAATAGTACAACTGCGGTTATTACTAGTGACTTCTTTACATTTAACGGGACTTTGTGTAATATTTCTAATAAACTAGATTCTACTAAACTGAGAATTCTAACACAAGCTGGAAATATTGCACAGGATAATGTGGGTGAATATATTCCTTCAACAGGTAAAGTAAATCTGGTAGGATTTAAACCAACGAGTATTGCTAGTGGCAACGCATATCTTCTTCTTGAAGCAGTACCTAAGAATGGATCTGTTGTAAAACCATTGAGAAATAACGTCGTGACTATTGGATCAAACTTAGTCACTGCAACTGCTGATATCAACCTTGCTAATTCTGTCGTAGGTACAACTAACTAATGCCTCATACCTTAGTTGATCTTAACCGAAATGATCTGATTTTTAATCAGCCGGATATCGATACGGTATTACCTAGTCATTTCCAAGAGCAATACCCTACGTTTGTAACACTTCTTAAAAAATACTACGACTGGCTTCAAGACTATACAGATTCTGACGGTAGAAATCCTATCGGTGAGTTGGAAGACATTGCATATTTAAAAGATAGAGAACTTACTCCAGAAAGATTCTTGGAGTTTATTTTTGATGAATTGTCATCTGGTATTGGACCCGATGCTTTTCCAGAATCCACATCTAGATTTTTTATTAAGCTCCTACCATTTTTCTATAAAACTCGAGGAACTCAAGTTTCAGCTGAGGGCTTTCTTAAGTTTTTATATGGCGAAAACGTACAGCTATCTTATCCTAAAGATCAAACTTTTATTGTAGGTGAGTCTCAGATTGGTGCTGAGTCTGTTAAGTTTTTACAAGATTCCTATTACTATCAGATTTATTCTGTTCTCGTCACATCTGCTATTCCAATTGCAACTTGGAAAAATCTTTATAAAACGTATATTCATCCTGCAGGGTGGGAACTCTTTTCTGAGCTGGTAATTGAAGGCCTGACTACTAATACATCTTTGGCCGCCTCAATGCCACTTTCCATTGATGACTCTGCTCCGATTACTCTGTCTAATACTCTGGCGGTAGAGATTGGAACCGTTTCGTCTAGAGCTAACGTTACAATTGTTGATTCTGCAATCAGTGCACGTATGTATGCACCTGGAGAGTACAGCTATTATAATACCAGTGAATCCGTTCTGGAAGATTCTCCGTATAATCAATACAATACTTTGGTTGGTCCTCTGGAAACAAATTCCCGTCTCTTCAGCTCCACTGATGATGCAACTAATATTAAGTTTAACCTTAGTAACTCTGATGGTACACATACGCTGGATGATGATTCTGCCGGTACTATCTTTACTCTTGATAGACTTGCCGTCTTTAAGACTATCGACTTCTCCAACATTATTGAAACAATGGATGAGTCTGAATTTGATTATTATCCAGATTCCGGTGCTGACACACCGTAAGACATTATAAATAAATGTAAACTGCTCACAAAAGGTCTTTAGAATATGCCTTTAATTTATTTAGACTCAAATAACGTATTGAATCGTGGCACAATTGCAAACGATAATACCGGTGATACGTTGAGAGCTGCCGCTCTTAAAATCAACACCAACTTTACTCATATTGATTCTGCCACGCAGACGCTCAATACTACGTTAAGTAGAGTCGATAGTGACTTAACAAATCTCATTATTACTAACGCAAGGCTAGCAGATAATGCTGTGGATTCAGATGTAATTCTGGACAACTCTATCTCTGGCGCAAAAATTCAAAACGACGCAATTGCTCTTGGAACTAAAACTACTGGTAATTATGTTGCTACAATCGCCGGAACAACTAACGAAATTGAAGTAACTGGTTCTGGTTTTGAAACTGCAGGAGTTACTGTTGGATTACCAAATGACGTTACGATTACCAATGATCTGGACGTAGGTGGACATGCCAAGGTAAACTTGGTTTCGTTAGCAGACAGCAATTTGGTCACTTACGATATCTCACAGGGAAACGTGGCAAGATGGAATAGAAACACTTCTCCTGTCGATTCTAGTAATACCCTGACTATCACGGGAACATCCGGTGGTATACTGGATGGTGTTGGATTCTCCATCATGGCTTTCAATACCGACTCTAATAGAAACATCACATTTGCAGGTGGTTCCGGAATCACGGTACACTACAGCGATTCATCCACTATTTCTTGGGCAGGTCCAGATAAATACACTTTAATATCAGGTCTGGTCTTTGACTCAGCCAACGTCCTTATTCTCAATACATCTCTGGTGGGTTCAATTTAATGTTTCCAGGAACATTCGTTATTTCTATGGTCGGTATCCGAGAGCTGGCCGCTGCTCTGGGTGTCGACGTTGATTGGTTAGTAGAAAATCTTCCTCATAATTTTATCATAGCATCAGATGCTGAAGCCAGTGACAACTTTGGTGTTTCCGTTGATGTTTCCAGTGATGGTACCAGGGCTATTATTGGAGCTAGTGGAACTGATACAGGTGGCTCTGGTGCAGGTGCAGCATATATCTATAAAAAAGACGGAGATGTTTGGTCAGAAGAAGCTATCCTTTATGCTAGTGATAGAGCTGCAAGCGATGCATTTGGACACTCAGTTTCCATAAACAGTGATGGATCTAAAGTTTTAATCGGTGCACTAAGCGAAGATACATCTCCTGCATCGAACCAAGGAGCTGCATATGTATTTTCTAGAACCGGGACTTCTTGGTCTCAAGATCAAAAACTACTAGCTTCTGATAAAGAAAGTTCTGATCAATTTGGAAGAAGCGTTGATATTTCTGAAGACGGCAACTACGCAATCATTGGCGCATATCGAGAAGATGAAGGTGGTACCAATGCCGGTGCAGCTTATATCTTTAAATACTCTGGTAGTACCTGGACTGAGGAACAAAAACTCATTGCTGGTGAATTCTTTAATGGTGGATCCGGTGCAGCTGCAAGTGATAATGCTAATTTTGGTCATAGTGTTAGTATTGATACTTCTGGAAGAATTGTAATCGTTGGTGCCTATTCGTATGATGTATCGGGAACTAATGCCGAAGGTGCAGCATTTGTATTTAAAAATAGTCCTTCAGTTATTACTGTAGAAAATCAAGCTATTGCTCCATCTGAAACTGAAGCTGGCCAAATATTTGGTAACTCTATTGATGTTTCTGGAGATAAAAGTTATTTAGCTGTTGGTGCCAGAAGTGAAGATACTGGTGGTACAGCTGATGCTGGTGCAGTTTATATTTTGCGTGATTCCAACGGCACCTGGGTTCATGATCAAAAAGTAAGAGCTTCAGATGCTGAAGCTAGCGATCAATTTGGTTATAGTGTTGCTATGTCCAATAGTAATAGAATTATTATTGGTGCTTATCCAGAAGATGAAAATGGCACCAATAATGGTGCAGCTTATATTTTTAGAGATTCTAGTGGCACTTGGGTTGAAGAACAAAAACTTATTTCCGGCGAGTTTTTTAATGGTGGATCCGGTGCAGATGCGCCATCTACTAGTGCATATTTTGGTTATAGTGTTGATATTTCAGATAATAATGAATATGCAATTGTTGGTTCTCAAAATTATGCTGGTAATGGTGGTACTTTAAGTGCTTCTGGTGCAGCATATGTGTTTAAATATGATCCTACAACAATTATTGTAGAAAACCAAGCTATTGCTCCATCTGAAACTGAAGCTAGCCAAAACTTTGGTAACTCTATTGCAATATCAGGTAATAAATCTAAAGCAGTAGTTGGTGCCAGAAATGAAGATCTTAGTGGATTTACAGCTAATGTTGGTGCAGTATACTTCTTAAGAGATTCTAATGGTGTGTGGGTTCATGATCAAAAAGTAAGAGCTTCAGATGCTGAAGCTAGCGATCAATTTGGCCAAAGTGTTGCTATATCAAAAGATGGCAATTACGCAATTGTTGGTGCTTATGTAGAAGATGAAAATGGCACCAAT